GAAGTTGTGATGTAGATGTAACCATCATCAGTTAAAACTCTACCCATGTTTTTTAAGAATGTGAGTTGATCGTAGTTGTGAGCAAAGGCATTCTGACAGATTACAACATCATTCTGACTTTGATGAACATTTGCATATGCAGTATCAAAATATCCAGGATAAACATGGTGGTTCTTTGAACTAATCTTAAAAAGATTTTCTGCTGGATCCACGCCAAAAGTTAATACACCATACTTCTTGAATGCATCAAGTTGTGATCCGTCATTGCAACCGATATCAAGGACTCTGAATGGTTTACTATTTTCAGAAACAAACTTGGCAAACCAATCAAAGTATTCTAGTTGCGTCTTTGTGGTACCAGACACATACAGATAGTTCTTGAACAGAAGATCAGGATTGACCTTATGTGTCAATTGAACATGATGACAATGCTTACAGTAATTTGTTGCCAGCATAAAGCTTTCTTCAGGATCATCAGGATCCTTCAAGAAAGAATTTGCTAAAGGCTGAATGCCAAGATTAATTACTGTTTCAAGATTAGTGCCGCCACAAGCAATACACTCTTTGATTTCTACACACTTTTCCATATTAATCCTTAATCCATGTCCAATTGTCTTGACGCATAAACTGAATTTTTTTGTTTACTTCTTTAGCAAACTCATCCACTGCTTTACGAACTTCTGCAATTGTTCCATAATCATGTCCGCAGAACAAACCATTCTTCTTCAATTTTGGATAATAGTTTTTACAATCTAAAAGAACCTGATCGTATGTGTGTAGTCCGTCAATGAAGATAAAGTCTAAAGACTCGTCTTCAAAATTACTAACTGCGTTATCGGAAGTCATACGATAATGGACATGTCTATCACCATAACGAGAGATGCTATGCATAAAGTTTTTATATGCATCTTCTCTTTCGTTAAGATTCATGTTGTTCCAATCAATGTAGTTGATGTATGGATCAACGCCATAAAGTTTTAGTCTTGGTATCGTATCAAGAAGATACCGAGTGCTAATTCCTGTGTCAGTACCTATTTCTAATCCGACAATCGGTTCTGTTCTTTCTCTAAAGACTCTACCTAAATCCTCAGCAGGAAGCCATTCATGAACTTGATTATCAGAAGCTTCTACTATGTTATATCTCATAGATTGATCCATTCTTGATTAGCGATTGACCAGTCAACCACTTCTTTAATTCTATCTTGCAATGTATACTGTGGTTCCCAACCAAGATCGCGCATGAAATCTCCAGACAGAGCATAGCGAAGATCGTGACCAGGTCTAGAAGTATGGAAGTCAATCATTTCATACTTAAGTTCTTTGTTCTGAACTTGTGCGATATACTTTGCGAGTTGAAGATTATCAATCTCTTCTTTACCCACAACATTGAACTTCGGACACTTTGCGCCACCATAATCAGGCTCATAAATTTTTTCCATCTGCTGAGAATTGAGATTGAGCAAGAAGTGAATGGCATCGGCAACATCAGCGCCGTGAATGTAGAAGCGAGAACCAGGAATAGTGCGAGTGTGATCTGAGTGAATAAACACAGTTTCATTATCGCGCACTTTTCGAATGCACATAGGAATATACTTCTCAGGATGCTGACGCTGGCCAAATACGTTCATCGTGTGAGTAATGAAGATTGGCAACTTGTATGTGTTTTCAAAAGCGACAGCAAGTTCTTCACCACCAGCCTTAGTTGCTGAATATGGATTAGAAGAGTTGTAGCGTTCCTTCTCAGAGTAGTTTACACCTTTAGGCGCTGGACCAAACACTTCATCAGTTGAGAAGTAAATGAACCGCTCAAGATTGTTCTGAGTTCTTGCAAAATTTAAAATGTTGCAAGTACCGACAACATTATCTAGAACAAATTCCATAGGATGTGAAATTGATCTGTCAACATGACTTGATGCGGCCAAATGAATGATATGATCAACCTTACCAATCAAGTTTGATGTTAGAGAATTGATTTCAGCTTTAAGATCATGAAAGACAACCTTAACACGCTTCTGCTCGGACTTAGGATAAACAGAAACTACAGAATCAAGTCTGTTGAGATTGCCCGAATAGTCAAGACGATCTAGCGATACGATTTCCCAATCAGTTTTAGAAAGAAACATATCAACTACGTGATGGCCGATAAATCCTGCGCCGCCAGTTATTAGAACACGTTTAGTCATTATTACCTCATTATATTAAGATTGTTTTTGCCAAGCCCGATATGTAACTTGAGAATCGTCATACTGATAATCAATATTGAACTTTTCTCTCATGTATTTAGGAAAGAAATCTCGCATTAAATAGTCCATCTCTTTGAAACCATCTTCCTTGCTATACCAACTCTCATCACGCATATGCTTGATTGTTGTGTCGTGGACAACATGTGCTGTACATTGTAGCAGGTAACATAGCACTTTGTCAATACCCCATTCAGAAACTTTGTAATCATAATCACGAAGGAACTGAAGAAACTTCTTGAATATGTCGTTTCTGAAAAATGGAACGCCAGACTCAATAAAGTTTGTCTCTGAGAATATCCATTCTGGATTATGTCTCAAGCATGGAAATGTATTGAAAGATGTTACTGCTTGCTGAAATAATCTGAAATCGTGTCGTCTTGCAAGTTCAAGCGATCTATTTACAGACTGAATATCAGTGCAATAATCATCATCCCACGTTCCTATATAGTCATAGTTTTCCCACTTTATCATATCGCAAACTTGAGGAATGAGTTTATATTTCAATCCTTTCTTTCGAATAATCATATCATATGTTCCAGGTTCAGGCTCAAAATCTTCCTTAAACACAACAACACACACATCATATGTTCTTTCTGGCTTTCTCATACGCCAGTGATTGTTGCGATCATACGCATCATCAAAGAACATGTTTGTTCCAGTTGGAGTTATAATCAACGCTCTATTCACTTAATCACTCCTTTATAAACATTCTTTCTAAACCAATAAACAAACTTGTCAAGATCCATAAACTTATTTGGTTTGTTGTCTGCATACATTGGTTGCATATACATTTCACGATATGCGTCTTCATCTTGATCAATACGCTTGATTGCTTGTAAGAACAGATCGTCATCTTGATAATCATGCCAGCTTAGAAAAGCTTTTGGATTGAAATCTAGAGCAATCGTTGGACTACCCCAATATATAGGCACTGTCTTGCAGCGCAAAGCCTCATATAATTTTTCTGTAGCATATCCAGGATAGCTAGAATTTTCAAAACACATATTGAACTTATACTGATTTAGAAAATCGTGCTTTGCTTCAACTCCAGTATCTCCTCTTGGGAGAACATATCCGATATTATTGAATAGCGGACCACCAGCATCTACTATTTTATACGATGACAACTTATAGAAAAAGTTATTTCTCATGTTAGATGCACCATTCTGCACTACGAAGCTACAAAACTTACGATTCAATCTTGAATCTAACGCTTTTCTTTCTGATAGTAGATGCTTTCTCTGATAATCATATATGACATACAAAGGCAGTCTATAGTATCTGTCTGTATCAAAATGATCAAACGTTATGGCGTAGTGTGCTTGATAATCCCAAGGTCTTTGATTTTCACCAGTGAAGAAAATCTTTATGCAGCGACCATTGAACTTCAAATTGTTCTCGCCAAAATTTTTATCACCAAAAATTAAATAATCAGGATCAATATCATCTCTGTTTATTTGGAAATGTTTGGATAACGTCTCAACAAAGAAATTGGCAATTGGCTCTACCGTATCGGTAAATCCTAGTCTAAGAACTTCTTTCATTTTCTTCTTTCACAAGATCATTAATAATTTGATATAAAGTTTCTGGTCTTTTGTATGGATGAAAGTGAAAACGACACTTAGCATCTTCTATATCTACATAGAAAGAATCTAGTTCTCTCTTACCAAATGTGAAAAACTTTTTTCCTTCTGTTAGGACATTATCTTTTGTTGTCGTAAAACAGAATGGTCCAGAATTTCTGCCAATAATCAGATTACAGAACGTAGAGATATATGAAATCTCATTTAAGTCTGGCCGTTCTGATTTGATAATATCGGAAGTAAAGATGACATTCTTCTTGCTACTATTATACTTATGTGTTGCATAAAAGTCAATAGCTGGATAAGAATCTGCAACAAATTCTATGATCTCTGAAAGATTACCAGTATAATCGCATTGCCCAGAATGAACTGGTCCATTAGAAAATAGAACGTTCTTCTTAATCTTATCTATGCTTATGTTTTGACACGCAGGAAACTTGCTATAGTCAATTACAGGAAATAACTTGACCACTTCTGAAGTAGTAGGATAATCAATTTTTTTGCCTATCCAATTTCCTAGTATATCATATATCTTTTCATACATATAATAATTGAAACGAAAGTTTGTTTCGCCCTTATATGGCAATATCGCATTTGTGTCATCAAACCATGCGCCGACCCAAGTGTTGATAAAGAGTGAATCTGACGATTCTAACAGTTGAGTATATTTGTGTAGCTGATTACTTATTGGAAGAACCTGTCTATATTCACATCTCATATCTTGAAGAAGTTTTGGCCCCCAAGGATGATGATACCAAAACTTAGTATCAGGAAAATAGTCCATTAAGAATTGTACAAATCCTCTACTATGAAAAATATCGCCATTATGAAAATGATTGAAGAATACGATATCTTTCATCACTCTTTTACACCCTTATACAACTTGACCGAATCTTCACGAAGAGACTTTGCATTCACAATAGCATCATCAATGATAGCATTCAATGCAGCCACAAGCTTTGGCCTCTTGATTTTGAAGCAAATATCAACCTTGCGCTTAAGTTCTGCAAGTTCTTCATCAGACTTAGCTGCCTGCATAGCATCTTCAAGATGCCACGTGCGAATGTGAAGAATAGCCAGTTTCTCTAACACTTCACCAATGCTATCTGATGCAGCGTACTCAGAAGACTCAACACCCCACATAGACTTCATATCTAATTTTTCGTTCACATATTGCTTGATTATAATATCAAGCATCTCTGCAATAATCTTATTGCTCATCACAAACTCCTAATAATTTCATCAAGTATATTCATTTCACGATTACCAACAAACTGGTTATTACCTATGTATATACCGTTCTCATGAACGATATCTACATTGTATGGTCCTTTCTTGCAAGCAATCACATGCCCACTCATATATGGCTGACGCAATAGATTGCCACCAACAACTGGGCGATACTCAATAAAGCTATTCTTCAATCTTCTGAGAAGGCAATCTTTATTCAGTTTATCTCTTGCAATGAACGGGAAGCAGAATGAACTGTTACCTTCATCATTAGATGGTAAATGAAACTTATGCTGATACTGAGACATAATGCCCATATAGCGATCAAAGTTCTTTCTTCGTGTCTCAATGAAACCATCTAGCTTCTTCAATTGAGAAAGCCCAAGTACAGCACCAAGTTCAGTATTGCGAAAGTTATAACCAGCAGTGACAAATAAAAACTGAGGATCAATTTCAGGATGAGTCTCAGCATAATCTTCTGGAACAACAGACACACGCGACATGCCATGTGATCTCTTCATTCGCATTAGATCATACAGATCAACATTATTGGTACAGATCATACCACCTTCAACTGTAGACATATGATGCCCGAAGTAAAAGCTGAATGTTGATCCAGTAGTATTTGATCCAGCCTTACATCCTAATATGTCTTTAGCGCCATGAGATTCACATACATCTTCAAGCATGATTGCATTAGGAAAAATACTGCGAAGAGCATATGTGTTAGCAGGTAAACCAAGAAGATGTGTCGTGAACACAATGTCAATCTTATGCTTCTTTGCGATAGCAGCAGCATTTTCTAAATCAAAACTGTAGTTATCAAGATTGATATCACAGAACACAGGTTCCATACCAAGCTGCATGACTGGATTGATATTGGTTACCCACGTACATGCGGGTACGAGAACCTTGATCTTCTTTTTGTTCTTGAAATACATTTCTTTGACTGCATCAAGCAATAAGAAGTTTGCTGTGCTACCAGATGTAACAAACAATGAATGATCTACACCTAGCCACTTAGACCAAGCCTCTTCAAACTGTTCTACTTTCTTGCCTTGAGTGAAACGATTTGCAGTCATTACAAACTTCGCTAACTTGAAGCGATCATTCCAAGTTAGTGTATCCTTCATCAGCGGCCAATCATACTCTATCATATATTTTCCTATTTTCTAAGAACCAATCAATCGTAGTCTTCAATCCATCTTCAAGTGAAGTCTTGGCTTTCCAGCCGAGTGCATCCATCTTGCTAGTATCTAGTGCGCGTCTTGGTGTACCGTTAGGCTGTGCAGTATCCCAGATGATATTACCTGTATAACCAACAAGCGATGCAATCAATTCTGATAAGTATCTAATAGACACTTCACGATTTGGTCCAATGTTGATTGGCTTAGGATCATCATAGTTGTTCATCAAGAAAATTAGTCCGTCAGCCAAATCATCGGCAAAAAGAAACTCTCGCGTAGGTGTACCGTCACCAAAGCACATTACTTGCGACAAACCCTTTTCTTTCGCGTCGATAAACCGATTGATGAATGCAGGTATTACATGACACTCATTCAGTCTGAAGTTATCGAAAATGCCATAGAGATTATTTGGCATGACGGAAACAGTTTGCATACCATATTGCTCAGTATACTTCTGACACATGGTAAGACCAGCAATCTTCGCTAGAGCATAACCAATGTTAGTCTCTTCAAGCGGACCAGTCATCAAGTATTCTTCTTTGATCGGCACAGGCGCATGTTTTGGATAGATACATGCTGTGCCTAGAAACATTAGCTTCTTACAATCATGCAAACGAGCCGAATCAATAACGTTTGTCTGTATTAATAAGTTATCGCGAATAAAGTCCGCAGGATATGCCTTGTTAAATCCAATACCACCAACTTTTGCAGCAGCTAGAAACACATACTCAGGCTTCTCATAGTAAAAAAATTCATTAACTTCTTTTTGATTTCTCAGATCAAGACTGCCCGATGTTGTTATATAATCATAACCCTGCGCTTTTAATCTGCGAATGAGTGCAGAGCCAACAAGTCCTTTATGGCCTGCAATATAGATTTTACTATTACTGTCCATGAACACACATATCCTCTACAAGCTTTTCAAATGTAAACTGTGGGCGCCAACCAAGCTTTCTCTTAGCCTTCTCAGGATTACCCAACAGCGTTTCAACTTCAGCAGGACGGAAGTAACGCTCATTGACACGAATGCGAACTTCACCTGTTTGATCAATGCCAACTTCATTTAAACCTTTGCCTTCCCAACGCATACGCATACCAAAGTAAGGAGCAGCGGCATCAACAAACTGACGAACTGAATACTGTTCACCAGTTGCTATCACATAGTCATCTGGTTCTGGTTCTTGTAACATTAGCCACATAGCGTGAACGAAGTCTTTAGCATGACCCCAATCGCGTTTTGCATTTAGATTGCCAAGTTCAAGTACCTTCTGTCCACCCATACTGATACGAGAAAGTCCCTGTACAATCTTACGTGTCACAAATGTTTCGCCTCGACGAGGACTTTCGTGATTGAAGAGAATGCCTGATGAACAATGCATGCCATATGCTTCACGATAATTCTTCACAATCCAATAACCATACATCTTTGCAACACCATATGGTGAGCGAGGATAGAATGGTGTTGTTTCACTCTGAGGTGTTTCTTGCACAAGTCCATAAAGTTCAGACGTTGAAGCTTGATAGATACGAACATCTTTTTCCATGCCAAGTAGACGCACGGCCTCAAGAATGCGAAGAGTGCCTAGTGCGTCTACTTGTCCGGTGTATTCAGGAATTTCAAATGACACCTTCACATGTGACTGTGCCCCAAGATTATAAATCTCGGTTGGTCTGATCTCCTGAATTAGGCGAATGAGTGATGATCCGTCTGTCAAGTCTCCATAGTGCAGTTTAAGATCAGGATAGATATGATCAATGCGATCGGTGTTGATAGAAGAAGATCGGCGAATAATGCCGTGTACTTCATAACCTTTCTGTAGTAGTAACTCAGCAAGATAGGATCCGTCTTGTCCAGTAATACCTGTAATCAGTGCTACAAATCTCATTATCTATACTTCCTCTCAATCTTATCCTTCAGTCCATTTATACGATCATATTGATGAATGATATAATATGGTTCGTTGTTTTTGTTGCACACAACATCATCATTTATAATCACATCATCATATAGAGCAACATTTCTGAACTTATCTAGTGTTGATGGATCTCGCAAGTAGTGTTGACCAATTTCTCCTGCACCAGACTTAACAGCAGACAACGTTGTTCCAAGATGACAGCACCAAGCTGTTTCTGGTGTTTCATATTGCGTTATGATATTCCACGCATGAGTAGATAATAAAACATTCAATGCTGCTTGATCTGGACCACCACCACCTGGCGTCAATGCTGCTGTTCCTCTACATAGCATAAAGATGCTCAAGAAAAGATCAAGAATAACTTCTTTACGACCAGCAATAACACCAGCACAATAGATAGGTCTGTCCATAACTTTCTGATATACAGATGGACCAAATGCACAATTCATATTATTAACGTTCCACGGTTCATCTTTATATAAGAAGTTTTCAGATGCGACAATAATGTCAGACTTGCTAGATACGATAAGATCGTCAATATAGTCTGAAGGATTCTTCTGAAAGATAACATCACGAACATCCGTAGCGATGATGTGATCGATCTCATTTTCTAACTGACTTATAAAATACCACATATGAGCGAAACGTTCTACGACAATACTGAAATTTTCTCTATTATAAACGTAATTGCCTTTCTCATCTTTCTCAAAAGCGAAGATTGTAAAGTTCTTCTCTTGCAACTTTTCAATCACATCAGCTTTACAGTTATATGCAATAATGGCTTTTATGCCAGAAAATCCCGATTTCTCAATAGAATTTATCCAAGGTTCAATCTGATTGTATGTATAGTTTGAGATTGAACCGATAATTAAATCTTGAGCCATGGTAACTGTCCTTTATAATGATTGAGTTGTTGTTTGTTGCCTTCAATGAAGAAGTTTCCATTAACAGATTGTGGATTGTTGTCTACACGATAACATAAAGTATGCTTACCATTCGTGTCCCATTTGCTCATCTCTCTAATCTTATAGAGATATCTGCGATCTTCACCCCAAGCACCAGAATGCCAGAGATGACAAGTCAATTGAATAAACTCGCGCTTGAAAGCAAAAGCAGATGTATCTACAAGATACTGGGGATTGTCGTGAGTGAAGTAAATAGGCCAGCGACCCAAGCTCTCACAGTTATCATCGGCAATGTGTTGCTTGTCTGAAGTATAAATCTTGCGAAGCGAATACGCCCAATCAAGATTGTTCTTTTCAATTGTTTCAACAAGAGTTGACACATGATTAGGTTCATACCAGTTATCTTCATCAAGAAAGAATATATAATCTGAATTAATGAGATGCGGAAAAGAAGCGTAGATGCGTTGACCATTAAAACCGTTTGCGCCAGTATTAAAAGGTATTGTTGTTACTATTATGTTATCATACTTTTTATCTTCATAATCAAGTGTTACTGGAAGACAGTCAAAAACATTTTTCCAATATTCAACTCCATCAACCACAATCAAATGTTTGATGTTAGAATATGTTTGTTCCTGCACAGAGCGAATGGCGTCAGCTAATTTAGAAGAGCCAATTGTCGGAGTAACAACAATAACAGATTTTTCAATATTGAGTTTCATGATATACCTATTAGAATGAGAGGATGCTAGTATATAGCATCCTCCGCATAGTGTCAAGTTTTAGTTAAGAGAGATAAGGCCCTTTTCAGTCAAGTAACCTTCTTCACCGATAGCATCTTCACTCTTGTATGCTTCCATAAATTCCTTAAGATTAGGAATAACATCAAAGTGTTCGTTCTTGAAATACACAAACAATGGGCGAGAGATAGGATACTTACCTGCCTTGATTGCATCATATTCAGGAGCAATACCGTCAACAGTCGCACCCTTTACAGTAGATGCACTTTCTTCAAGGAATGAGTAGCCGAAGATACCAAGTGCATTCGGGTTATTCTGTAGCTTCTGAATGATTAGAGTATCATTCTCACCAGCTTCAATGAATGCACCATCTTCACGCATAGACTTACACATAGACTTTTCTTCATCTTCTGTAACAGTCAATTCATTGGCCTTGATGGCAGCCTTACATGCCTTTTCCATCACAAGTTCTACAAACGAGTCGCGTGTACCAGAAGTAGGAGGAGGACCAAGCACTTCAATCTTCCTATCAGGCAGTGCAGGATTTACGTCCTTCCAAGTCTTGTAAGGGTTCTCAACAACTTCACCATCAATGATCACAAACTTGGCTAATGCACGATAGATATCATCCTTAGTCAAGTTCATGTCTTCGTGTTCTTTTGCCATAGCAATAACGATGGCATCATAACCAATCTTGACTTCGGTTGCAGTTACACCGTTTGCCTTACAAGTTTCAGCTTCACTGTCCTTCATTGGGCGAGAAGCGTTCACTGCGTCAGGATGTTCGTCGCCAACACCAGCACAGAATAACTTGATGCCACCGCCTGTGCCTGTTGATTCAACAACAGGAGTTGGTGCTCCAGATGTCTTACCAAACTGTTCTGCTACTGCGGTTGTAAAGGGATAAACTGTGGAAGAACCCACAATGCGAATAGTGTCACGGGACGCATATGCTGTGCTAGTGCCAAAAGCAAATAGAGCAGCAGCCAAAATAATCATCTTACTCTTCATACATTTTTCCATAGTAAAAATTGAGGGAGACCATTCCCCCTCAATATGTAGTTTAGTTACCAGTTGCTTCTTTGTGCATGAGACATACGGTCCCATTCACGCTGAAGGTATTCAAGATGAACTTGATCCGTAGCCTGACTTAGAAAGTCGTGCATACGTTCTTGTTGAGTGCGAACAGAAAACAGTTTCTTTAGGTATGAAACCATTACTTGTCGCCATATTTTTCAGATAGAAACTGCTTTGTCGCTTCGCCAATATGATTGTCTGATTTTTCACCGATATTAATTTTCTTCGGTTTCTTCTCTTCAGGAATAAAGCGTTCGAGCCAAATTTTCAACATACCATTGATAAGGTCTGCATTCTTGATTTCAACAGTATCAGCAAGTGTGAACTGACGGGTAAATGCACGTTCAGCAATACCCTTATAGATATAGTCGGCATCATCAGTGATAATATTACCTTTTACGGTAAGGATACCTTCCTGCAATTCAAGTTCAAGGTCTTGCTTGCCAAAACCAGCAACTGCCATTTCAATGACATACTTGTTTTCATCAACCTTCTTGATATTGTAGGGAGGATATGTAGGAATTTTAGGCATAGATTCAGTCATCTCTGTCAATCGCTTGATGATATGATCAAAACCAATTGTAGTATTAAGTTGTTTGGAAAAAGAGAAAGGATCGTAATTGAGCTTGTGCATAGGTAACTCCTGTTTAGCAAGTTATATTTTAATGTCTCTTTCCATTAGGCAAAGAGAATGTGAGGCTTTTGCCTCACATCACTATATATAATACTTCTCAGTTAAAATGTCAAGATGAGATAACATTTATTTTTGGTTTATTTGGCGCACCTTTAGGTCTTCCGCGTCCTCTCTTAATCTCTTCATTCGTGCTTTCAGATAGCACTTCCAATTTCGGAGAAAAAGTAGAAACTGGTGCTGTAGGAATAGTTGCAGGAATAACTGTTGGAGTTGATCCGTATGTTATAACACTATCTTGCGATATACCAGTAGAACCCATTCCGCCAATGCGATCTGACTTTCTAAGCGGCCTTGACAGAGATTCCCAAACTACATATTCTTCCAACTTAGTCATTTCACCTTGTGCAATTCTATCGCCATCATTGATCATATACTTATTATCAGAAGCATTGAACATTAGTAAATAGAGTTCATCAGTGTAATCTGAGTCGATGATGCCTTCGCCATTGATGAGAATGAGACCCTGCTTCAATGATGTGCCTGATCGAGGATGAACACGAACAGAATATCCTTCAGGAATATCTAAAATGTATCCAGTTGGTACCATGATACGATCACCAGGATTAATGCAAATCTGAGTGCCATTGTTATGAAATTGTCTGGTAAATTCTTTGTTTTGCGTGTTGTAACCTTTATATTGATACTTGCCAGCAAACTGTGCTGCAACATCAAAACAGGCAGACTGCTTTGTTGAAAATTTTGGTAAAAAAACTTTTGGATGTGTCTTAAAAAATCCCAATCTATTCATTATATACTCCATTGTCATTATTATCTTGAAATTTCTTCCCAATCCATAGATCCATGAACTTCTAAACCATCAGTCACTCCTGTAACTGAGAGAGTTAGAGGATAACCAGCTGTACCGTTCAAAGAATCTCTTTCTAACTGGAACTTAAATAGTGCTTCTTTTAGAATATCGGTCGGCACGGAACTCTGAGTATCTGATGCCATATATCCTTGAGCCATTACTATACCACCAGTTACAACATTGTTTGCTACCATGTTATATTCAACAGCCGAATCTACACCAGCAGATGTAAACGTGTTATTAGCTAATGTTGCGTTACGAATGACTTTCCATAAAAACTTACCGTTATTACCAATACCCATTACCGACAGTGCAGTAAGAATGACTATAGCATCTTTTCTAGCATCTTTCAATCGTATTGATGCGACAACATAATCTGTACCAGCAACAGGCAAGTTTCTAGGTACTTTTATTTCTGTGCCGATAGACTGCTGGAATCCTCTGAGTTCATAACCACCTTCTGAAATGACAGTGGAACATACCTGCTTCAATGTGCTATTATTACCTGTAGCACCAACATTCTTAATCTCATATCTCAAAGGTAGAGATGCAGTAGTCATATATGTAGAAGTGACGCGGTTAGCATGATGGAAAGAGTGGCAGTGTATTAGCTGTCCATCGATTACAAATCCACAACGAACTGTACCAAGACCTAACCATTCAATATCTGTAAAGAGAATTTGTGCTTTACTCAGGTCTAGAGTTCTCTGAGACGGGCTACCCTCTACTGCACCAAGAAGTGTGTCTATATTCCAATCTACTTGTGCAACTCTATTTTCAGTCACCGCGCCAGATGATAAACTTCTTTCAACAAAATAGATATCGCTGTTGGCCTGTTCTAGATAGATACCGTTATTTGCACCGTAATACCCAACTCTCTGTATCAAATTTGTCTGAGCATTAGCCATTACAAATGTATTCATCACCTGTAATGATTTGCCTGGCTGATATGAGAAGACTTTGGTTGTTTCACGGATAATCTGATGACTACTAGTCGTACCAATAGAAAGATTGATTAGACCTTCATTGGGAGAAAATGTAATTGTGGTGCCAGAACTATTAGACTGTACCCAAAGTCCGTTGTCTCTGTACCTGTGAGATGAATCGAATAGAGTTAATGGCATAGAAACTCTGGATCTACCAAATGCGTCTACGGACATACCAGACGGATTAGCTGGACCAACAAGATTGCCGTATTGATCGGCTAACATCATGACTTCAAAGATTGTAGTCTCTTGTGGTAGATACTTGTGCGTATCTTTACGGAACTGTGCCATACTATTCTTCCTTGCGCTTCTTGCCTATGTTATATTTAGCTACAAGGTTCCATTCATTCTTTTCTTTATGTGAAATGATCTTGATTTGAGACAATGGAGCAACAGGATCAGAACTTTTCTGAACGTCTACTAATTCTACTAATTCCCATTCATCTAACAGATTGGCAATAGAATTAAGACGGGCACGGTCGTCTTCAGTGAAGTCCGACTGTTTCCCGTCTAATAAGAACAACTGTTTGAAATGTACGATATAGTATTTACCCTGCTTGTGTAGTATATGACAAGATTGATACAGGGTCTTATCTTTCTTTGAGGCTACTCCAATACGTGAAAGTGTCTCACGAACCTTTAAAAAGTTGTCAGGATTTGGTAGTGTTACCTCCACCAGTTCTCTTATGTCTAACATTCAAACCACCTTTGTTTAAATTCTTTTTGATCTGTTCGATCTGTTTGTCAGACAAAATGGAAATTGCTTCTTTGGCCTTTTCGTTGGAATAGCCAAAGTATTCCTTCACTGCTTCCAAGTCCTCAACAATCTCACGCTTTTGCCATTTCTGAAAAGGGCGCTTATACCCTCTCACAGTATTTAGCATATAGTGGTATTGTAGAAGGGGATCTAGGCTTGACTGCTTGTTCATCTCGTTTGCGAACATGATAACGTCATGATGAAACGACAATGCACGATTGGTAATGAACGGGACATAATCCCGTTCATTCTCTTGTGTTACGACTACCTTCTTAGTTTGAAGAATAGACGGTATGATATCCTTGAAAAGATCAGCCATATTGTTATTTTATATGATTATGTTTGTTCTGTAAACAGCATTCTTCATCTCTTTACCTTCAGCATCAACAATAGATGTTTCCATAAAGTCGCCGCCATTTGTCTTTCGCTGAGGCATAAAGCCGTTAAATTGCCATGGAAGATTTTCTTTAAGCTTTTCTACAACTTCCTTCTTGTTCTTCTCTGCAAAAAATTCAGGATATGCAGCAGAGACAGTGTGATACATAGCTTCAACAGCTTCAGTCATCTTGTTACTGAATGCATTTTCCATCTCACGGCGCTTGGCAGTTAGAGTCTTATTGCCTAGTTTTGTGATATCAACAAAAAGAGTTACAGGAATCTTCTGCTTTGGATCACTTGGAATTTTATCAAGATGATCACGCCATAGATTTTCTGCGCGGGGATCCTTCACAATACAACCAAAGGGAACTTGATCTGGTGCAGGAATGTTAAATTTATCTGCAACAAAATAGATACTACGAGGATCTCTCTTAGGTGTTTTCTTTGTATCTGAATCTAGAAGAACAACGTTACCACCAGAACTGTCTTTAACAGAAGTTACAGCTAGAAATCTCTTCTTTAGAGAAACAATCGTCTTGGGATCAAATGCATCAAATCCATAAACGTCAATGAACTCGTCAAAAGATTCTTCATCCTTTGTGTAGATGCCAGTATCTAGCGCATTATCCCAAGCTTTAGCAACATCTTCCTTAGTAACTGAAAGCTTTGGTGCCTTATTCTTATTCAATCGAGAAGCCCAAATCTTAAGTGCTTCAACGTTCTCATAAGAATAGATATCAGAAATGATGCAATCAAGATCAAGTGTCTTGAAAGAGAAGATACGATGATGACCTGTGATAACACCATATTTCTTTTTAGAGTTTGGATCAGCTTTACGAATGAGTGCTAATTCTTCATCCGAAAGTTCATAGAGAATGATAGGAGTTTCGCTGTGAATCCATCCATGATTATAAAGACTGCCTTCGATTGCAGCAGAATGTGATGCATCAATAGAAATAAATCGTGCCCACTGCACAGTCATATCAACATGAATTTCTTCCAGAGAAACAACGGCTCTCTTAACATGTTTCATACCAAGAGTCTTGCAACCCATGATCTTATACTTCTTCTTTCTCTCTTTAGAAAGAGGAGCAAACCGCTTCAGTTCTTTTTCAAGATGCTTTTGCTTGATAGCATCATCATTAAGAAGATCAAAAAGATCCAAAGGCGGACTCTTCTCAAGAGATAACGGAATGTTAAATTCAATCTTAAGACCATTCTTATTACTTTTTGCAACAAAAACAGATTTCGCGCGAGTAATACCACTCATCATATTCTTTGGAAGTATATTTAAAGCTTCGTCTAGTTTTTCCATTTTACTTACCTCAGTTATATTCACATTCTACCATAAGTTCAGTCAGACATGCAACCAAATTTATTTCTTGATCCGCAACAAACGCAGACTGGTACTGATACTTACCGATAGTCACAACAGCTTGCGGAATGCTGTGTGGCTTCATATACTCATACAGACCATCATAAATCTTGCGATAGATCCGTGCAGGTTCAATGTCAGAATTTGCTACACACCACTTTCGCATCTCACCAAAACTCTTGTCCTTCAGGTGCTTAACCAAGTCGCCAATCTTACGAACATCGGACAGTTGTGCAACAATTCCTGCATCAAGAGAACCAGAAGAACTGTAACGCTGTAACTCATTAAGAGTACGGCGATAGTCGGGAAAGAACTTCTCAATGATCTTGGCTAGAACTGTCTTGTCGTATGTCACACTTTCCTGTGTAAGAATGTTTTCCATACGCTTCATCAATTGTGAAGCCATCTTAGCCTTCTCATCATTCTTCAATGCAAAGTCAATGACAGAACACCGAGAATGAATAGCTTCAATCAGCTTGGACTTGAAGTTACAAGTGAAGATGAAAGTACAATTCGCAGCAAACTCTTCAATTGCACCACGCATAGCAGCCTGTGCGTCTGGAGTCATATAGTCTGCTTCGTCTAGGATAATAACCTTCTTACCACCAGTCAGAGATACGGTTGAAGCATAGTTGCGAATGGTGGTTCTCAGCACATCAATACCACGATTTTCAGAAGCATTGATGTACAAATGATTGATACCAATCTCATCACACATGGCCTTTGCAACAGTTGTCTTACCGACACCTGCTGTACCAGTCAGCATGAGATTAGGAATCTCTTTGTTTTTTACATACTCTTGAAACGGTTTCTTCAGCCGATCAGGAAGAATACAGTCAGTGATCGTTGAGGGGCGGTACTTTTCTACCCATAGGAAGGATTCGGTCATCAATTTCATCTACCATTCTTTGAAGGAGTTCTTTGGTGCCAGCACCGCCAAGATTCTGAACATAGATCATCTTGGCGGTAACCAGCATGTTGGAAGCTAACATTAGTACATCTTCAACATTATCGCACATCATGATCTGCCTGTCAATAGGCCTCATGAGTTCTTCCATACGTTGAATAACACCTTGCTTGTCCTTCTTTGTCACTTCATGACACCATCATAGAAGTCTTCAAACTGACGATTGTCTTCCTGCTCTTGAGCGTAGTTAGCCCGGAAGTAAACCTTAGCCATACGACGGATGATCTTCTTATCAACACCAGTCTTGTCAGAGATTGCATTGATAGAGTCCTTCTGATAATCCCGTTCTGAAGCCACGCGCGTGAGGCTATCATTCAACTGAACAATAGCTTCCTTGAGTTCCTTCTTCTGAGAATCGGAAAGAGAATTGATGCTAACGAAGTTCTGATTATGCCCGATCATGCTCATATTACTTGCTCTCCAGTGCGATGAAATACTTGATCTTGTCTTTGAAAACGCCGCTGATTGCTGTGAACTTGGCGAATGCACCAAGCTGAATTTCAACATCATAGTCACCAGGAATCAGCTTGATGTTGTCAACCTTGAACGATGCAGAAAAGTCTTCACCAGAATAATCGTTCAACTTGAATGACGCATGATTGGAAGTGTCGTTAGCCTTTTCATGTGTCTGCAAACGAATCTCACCATCTTTACCAACAACAGAAAGATGCGTCAGATTGTTCATGGCGGCAAGACGAAGGAGCTTTGTTAGAACGATATTTGTGAGACTGAAGCTAACATCAGTCTGCTTCAGTTTAAGTTCCTTATCAGGCGGCGACACAATCAGATTGATTGAACAAGAATAGTAATTGAACTTGATCTCACCATCATTCATGATCACGGCACTGTCCGAGAACGTAAGCTCTGGGCTATTCAATGTGCTGATATTGCCAAGAAACTGGTTCAGATCATAGATGCCGAACTGTTCTGGCAATGAGTCTTCAAGTTCCACCTCTACGAGAATGGACTTCTCAGGCGAGATGGTCTTTTGAATGTTACCCTTCTGAAGAACAATTCCAGAATTGATTGAGGAAAAGTTCTTCAGAACACTCAGGGTGTTGTCACTAAGCTTCATAATATAATCTCCAAGTTGTTTTAGTTTAGGCAGCTATTGTAGCAGGGTTTTTCGGTCCTGTAAAGACCTTTAGCATGTGAGTTACATCTGCTTCCAACATACTAAGTGCGCCTTCGTTTACCAGATGATAGTCCATGATTGAACCAATCCACGCCCATTCAGAGTAGTGAACGGAAGGATAGTAAATGGACATTTGCGACACTGGTGGATCAAATCTATTTACATTATCTGACTGTGCAGTATCATACCACTCAGGGTCAGGGCCACGTTTGACGCGAACAACAAAACCACCCTTAGACTGAATGAACTTGATTTCGTTAGGAAAGCGAACGTCGGCGATAACAACATTAGGATAAAGTTCAAGTCTTCGCTCAAGTGAGTAGACCCAAATATTTGGATCAATCATATCACGACCAACTTCAGTGCCCATCAGCTGTAGCATGTTTCGTGGAGTGATATGCTTGCCAGTCTTTTCAGACCACCACTCATCCTTCTCTTCACGCCACGCACGGCTTTCAGCAGTCTCACCCTCAAGAAGGTGTCGCGGCCATCCGAAGATGGCCGCTGTAGCATCCTTCACTGTATCAGCAAAAGACAGTTTTGTGAAGTTATGTTTCTGGACAAGAATGTCAGCGACAGTTCCCTTGCCCGTGCCGATAAATCCAACAACACCAATGATCATATTATAGATTTCCTGTTAAAGCCGCAATTCTATTCATATCACCACTAAAGGCATAAGTACCGATGTGCTGAGTCTTCATCCAAGGACATAGCCAAACTGATCCGCCGATCTTGCGCCAGTATTGACAGAACATATAATCTTCGGAAAGATATCGATGAGATGCATTCTTCTCAATCTCAAGAAGTTCATTAGCTCTCTTAGAGACATCTACTCCCTTTGCAGCATCTTCCATGAGACGATGCATGTCATCAAAAGTATAGTTCAAATCAATTACGGTGTCAAAGTATGCGTGAATATACCGAGAACCATCAAAGTTTGCCTGACCGACATGATCTGGCTTATAGTTAAGTTTAGGATATGCTTCCTTAAACTTATCGAACACATGTCGCTTGACCAACATGAATCCTGTGCCAATTTCCATTACTTCTAGAGGATCTGAAACATTGAACTGTTTTGTTCCAGGAACTGGATTGAAAACATAATCGCCAACAAGTCCTTCAAGTTCCATCGGATTGATTGCAGGATTGTTGCCAGCTGCTCTAGCAATATTACCCCAATTGATGGACTTCTTTGGATATGGTGCGCCGATTACGTCTTTGTCAAGAGCAATGAGCGCAAGAATATCTTGAGGATCGTAATGAATATCAGAGTCGATGAATAGAAGATGGGTAAAACCTGATCGTAAAAATTCATCTACAAGATAGTTTCGTGCGCGAGTGATTAAAGATTCGTTGAAAAGAAAAGAGAAGCGACATTCAATACCATATTGCATACACATGGCTTGAAGATCAAGAGATGCCTTCATATAAAGACCATGATTGTTACCGCCATACATTGGCGTAGCAACAAACAGCTTACACTTTCTCAAATCTTCAACTTTAATTGATAATTCCATTTTTGAACTCCATAATAAAAAAGGATGCTACAGAACTATATAGCATCCTTTTTTGAACATGTCAATAAAAATTAAGCTGCAAAACGGTAATACATCTTGCGCTTGCCGTTTACCTTGCGGTAATTGCTGTAAATCTTATGACCTTCCATGGTGCGGAGATCATAGACACGCTTGCTTACGCTAGTCTTTGGCACTCCAGTCAGACGAGCAATCTGAGCAACAGTGATACCTGCGCCCTTGTTATTCTGACGAAGAACCTTAGCAACCTTACGAATCTGAGACATTCAAAAACTCCATAATAAATGAGTCACTGTTTACGTAGATAATGGGACGGTGTGCGACTCTTACCACCATCCTATTATTATAGTGGGACTAAGTCCCTATGTCAATTAGAAAGCAATTTCAGGGTCATCAATCTTAGCTTCGGCCGCAGCCTCAGCAGGCTTCGGATTGACAGTCTCGTCCAGCTTCATGTAGAGATCCATAAAGCCGTTCTTAGTATCAACATCAAAACGGTTCAGACAAAGCTTGACTGCCTTCTCACGGTCGCGACCGAAGATCGCAAAGGCTTCGCAAATGTGAACCAGACGGCGAGTGGAGATGATATCGGAAACCGCACCATCGTAGAATGCCTTACGGATCATGTCAGCCCAATTGACAAGCTTGTCAGCAAAGTCCTTGTCTTCAATGCCAGAGGCCTGAAGAACATTGTTCAGGATCTTTGCTTCAATCTTAACAGAAGGATATTCCTGCTCAAACGTGATGGAGAAACGCTCAAGGAACGCTTCGTTCATAACGTTGGTGCCGATGAAGCGACCATCGTCAGAACCCTTACCCTTGGTGTTAGCCGTAGCCAGAATGTTGAATCCAGCAGCAGGCGTAATCACGCGGTTGATCTTCTTAAGATAGATCGGCTTGCCTTCGAGGACAGGCTGGAGACACATAAGCTTGGCATCACCAAGATCAACTTCGTCCAGAAGCAGGATAGCACCACGTTCCATGGCCACGATAACAGGACCGTTCTGCCAAACAGTCTTACCGTCAATGAGACGGAAGCCACCGATCAGATCATCCTCATCCGTTTCCTTGGTGATGTTAGCCCGAACCAGTTCACGACCTTCCTGGGCGCAAATCTGTTCAATCATCATGGTCTTACCGTTGCCAGAGAGACCAGTCACATAAGTCGGATAGAACTTACCAGACTTGATGATCATCCGAACGTCAGAGAAGTGACCAAACGGCACGTAGCCCTTAGCCTTAGACGGTACCAGAGTAATAGCTTCGGACGTATGAAGAGCAGCCATATTCAGATCCTCTTGATTGGCCACAGCAATAGCCATGTTTGGTGCAACGGGAACTTCCGAAGCAATCTCGGAAGCGGCGATAACATTCTTAGTTCGCTTCACACCCTTAGCAGTTTTAGCCACAGGCTGGACGGTAACGCTAGAGTCATCAAGAGAGTAGACACCGCGACCAACACGGCGCGAGTCGTCCTTGACGAGCCACGTCGGATACGAAACATCGCAGTTCTCATAGAGATGAACCAACTGCTGGCGAGAGATGGTCTTGATATCACCATACTCAGCCTTGACAGCGGCGAAGAATGCACTCTTATCAACGGACTTAGCCATTAGAAACTTTCCTTGTGTGTGTTTTGGATTATGTATATATTATAGTCCAGGAAGAGGTGGTTGTCAAGCGGCAATTCGCTTGACAAACCGAGAGAGTAGTACGCGGGACACAGCCTTCTTTTCCGAAAACTTGATGAATTCCGATGCAATCTTTTTCTTAGACATATCGGAACTAATAGCAAGTTTTCCAGAAGAAACATCAAACGACTTATGGTTGATGATGTAGTATTCATCATACCCAGAGGTTGTTGCACCAAAGAACCCGCTGTTTTTCCAATCAGTTGATGCCTTCTTGTAAGCTTCGCCAGACTGCCCGTTGACACGGCCATAAGCCTGACTGAAGCCATAAGAAGTGATGTAGAAGCCGATTAGATTACAGCCAGTACGATCCTTGAGAACACGGAGAAGCAAACCAGTCATAGCCTTATCAGAATAAGGATCCCGATGATAATATGAATGTGTGTTCTCAGACCGAATATCATAGGACTTCTTGGTAATTTCATCCTGAAGAATATACTTGCGCGTTTTCCAAGACGAAGGAAGCCCATGAATGTGAGAAATCGGATCGGACTCGCCGTCAGTCAGGAAGACTGTGTTAACAATCTGAACCCGAGACTTAGCTTTGAACCGATTGATGATCAAGTCAGCCACACCGATGCATTCATTCAGAGGCGTTGAAGTCATGCTATCACAGTGAAGATTTCCGTTGCATGCCATCACATACAGATGGAACATTGCATCATTGAATTCTGCAACATTCATCCGCGATGAAAGCAGATTACGGGCCACGAAGTTGTCAAAGTCCAGTTCGTTCTGGTTCCTAGTGAATGACCGAACACTGACACGGCCACTATCAACATCAAAACCAGTGGTGCTACGGAACGAATAGACTTCAAACGGGATCTGCACTCGCTTACAGAACATGGTCAGCGAAAGCAACTGCTTGACAGTCTTCTTTAGATGAAGATCCATAGAGCCAGACCAGTCAACGAACATGACGAAGCCATGATTCTTACCAGACGCAACCGTGGTAATACGACGGAACAGGTCATCATTGTACCGATAAGAATGAAGCTTATTAGTATCAATCACGCCAGTCTTAGCCACGCTGGTACGCGAGTGTTCATCGGCTGACTTCCGCATTTCAAACTCCTTGACCATGAAGGAGATTGACGCATTTTCTTCCGACTTGAACTTCTGGAGTTCCTGGCGAACAGTCTTGAGCCAATCTTGATTCCAGAAACCAGCAATACACTTGCGCTGATCAGCAAGAACAATCTTGTAATCATTGACAACCTGTTCATACTTGACAGGGCGAGGTATCTTGACGTAGACATATTCCTCGTCGGACTTGATTACCAAGTCTTCCTGATTTTTCTGCCAAGCCTTTTCAGTTTCAGACTCGGGAATGTCATCATCAGACTTTGCACCAACGTTCAGTGGGTCATCAGAGTCGCGCTTGTCATCGCCATCACCAGCTTCGGTATCGTCCGAATCAGACTCATCGTCATCCTCGTCCTCATCATCAGAGTCATCCCCGCGACCAGATGAATAGTTTTCATCATCATCGCCGAAATCTTCATCATCAGATTCGTCCGAGAAATCATAATCGTCCTCGTCGGACATGCCGCCCTTAGCCCGCATATCGTCCATGTCAGTCTCAGGCTCGTCCTGTTCCTGCTTAGACTTAGACCAACCGAAGATTTCTTCCGTGAGAGCCATGACCTCATCAAAAGTCTCAGCCGCGTCAACCCGATCAACCATGATCTTTTCTTCGGCCGAGAACTTGATGCCCGACATTGCACCACCCTTAAAGTAGATATTCAGGCGATCAATGAAAGACATAGAGTTAACGTCCTTGGTCTTGGTACCAAAGAAGTCCTTTTCAATTAGTTCAGCATAGCCCTTAACATAGTTCCGACGAGCACCAGGGAAGCGGCGCTTCTGGCGCTTGTCAATGCGGGCGTCTTCAATAACGTTAAGGAAGCCCTTGACCGCAGCCAGAGCCTTGTTAGAAGCCGAGCCAGTCACACGGGTAGCAATGTCTTTGAGTGCATCCATCCAGCCGTCAGCGGGTGTGTCAAGAGCATGACCAACCTCGTGAACGACCAGCATGTCATACAGGTCATTAGACATTTCGCGCCACACGGGAAGAATAAGGACACGGTTCTTAACGTCAAACATGGCCGTCTTAGCGGCGGCGCTATGCTGTACCGTAATGTTTTCCGTAGCCAGCAGCTTGGCTAGCTGGGACTTGGCGTTATGATTGTGTGTTACTTCCATAGTGTCCTCTTGATTATGGACATATCTTAAACTGAATCGTGGGTGGTGTCAATAGACATATAGAATCAGCGGGCTGTCAATCTGTTGATACTGTGCTGCAAGCTGATGGTCATCAGGATCGGGCATAGTGATATCAACAAAAACGAAAGGCTTTTCATTTCCAAGTAGAGTCGGAATTTCATCAGGGAACGGAGCGACATTGATATGAAACGCATCGGCATCAATGTGGAACACGTTCGGTTCAGACTCATATGCGAGGAAAGAGTCAATGTGGGACTGGTCAATCATAAGCATCTCCGTTGTCATTGTCATATACTATAGATGGGGTTGGCAAGTCGGTTTTTCAAGTGGTCAAAATGCATACCAGCTATGCGGAGGCCACATAGCTGGTTGCTAAATCATTGATTTTATTTGAGTCGGCTAAGTCTTTGATATCTTTCGCAGAACCATACCATAATTGTTGACCTTAGGGAAACTCTTCAAATCAATTCCAGGTTTCAATCTCAACTTATTATCTTCTGGTCCCAAACCAAGCTTCTTTCTCAACGGATGATTGAGATTCTGGAATGGCTCATAGTTCACATAATGATGCCAGCGTCCATACTTCCATGCGATTCTAGCCACGTCTGGATGCATGTCTACAAGCATTTGAGACTTATTGATTGTGCCTGTTGCATTCAATTGCCCATCACGCCACTTGCTCTTATCTAGATCACCTTCAGCATGATAGAACTCTGCTGTATTGCCACCCTTGACTGTTTGGGTTGCAGCTTTGCCTTGCAGAAAGTTATTGAACTGAATGGTACAATCACCATCTTTCAGAACACGGAGACAAATGTCAGTGTCTTCATTGTATCGGCCACGCCAGCGATGCTTGCAATGAAGACAC